GAGATTTCCTCTATGACAGAGAATGGCCGCCCTGTTACTGCTATTGCTAAGATTATGTATCCTTGCGATAATGACTATATTGTAGAGTCTAAATCTATCAAATTATACTTTAATTCTTTCAACATGGCGCGCCTTGGATCTACGGGAGCTGAATGCTTAGAAAGTATTAAAGAACGTTCTGAGAACGACCTCTCTGAGCTGTTAGAGACTAACGTTACCGTAACATTGTTTAACCCGGGAGACGTGGAGAGAGCACAGATTAAACCTTATTTCACTAAAGGATACACCACTCTTGAAGATGATAATATCATGATGGATAATGCTATGTTTAACAAATTTACTGAGAGTCTAGATCTATTGAAAGGTCCGTATGGACTGACAGACTCTAATCATCTACGACTGTATAGGTATCATAGTAGTCTCTTGAAGTCTAATTGCCGTGTCACAAATCAACCAGATTGGGGGGATGTATATATTCGCATGAAAACTACTAAAGATATAGCCCCAGTAGCTTTAGCTCAATATATTGTTTCGTTTAGAGATGAGTGCCATTTTCATGAAGAGATTTGTGAATGTATCTATAAGAGATTATGGGATATGTGTGCACCCACAGAGTTAGGAGTTACTTGTTTATATGCTCGCAGAGGAGGGATTGATATTAATCCTACCCGAGTATCTCATGTTGATCTATTAAATGATCAGTTAATAGATCCGGATATACCGTTTACTAAAACCCCTAGACAATAGATTACTCATCATCATAGATATAATGGATTAAAAAAAGAACCCACCCCCGAAGGGATGGGTTTGATTTGTGATCCGTTGTGTCGGAATCTTAGAGGTATACGCTCTGGTTACCCGGAGTGAAGGCCTCGCCAAGATTCTTGACAATGACAACGTGGTAGTACAAGTTCGCACCGAAGATATGATCAACAACGCCATAGCGTGTTAACATACCAACGCGAGGTGAGAAGTCGTTAGGACCGATTGTACGTTGTACCATAACAGGGATGTACGGACAGTAGACGATACCAGTATCGTAGAATTCAGGTCCTTTGTAGCCCAATAAGGCATACTCAAGACGAGCACTACGATCAGAGTTTTCGAACTGACCTTCCGTACGCGTGTCACGGTAAACGTTGAAGCGACCGCCAAGGTTACCTACCTTAGCTACACCAACAGGTTGCGTATTGACATTACTGTTAACAGGCATGCCGTTGAATTCAGGGAGCATTTCCATGATAGCGCAAACGCGCGGAGTTGCAACAATAAAGTTTGCAGCACCACGACGGTTACGAACGGCAATTCTGTTAGCTTCGACAATAAGCTTCTGATAGAAGTCGCGATTACGTTCAGCCAACCAACGACCATCTGCACTAGCAGGACTCCATAGTGAGTAGCCCTTAGGATGTCCAGCAGTAAGAGCAACTTGAATCATGCGAACCAACATCTCACGGTCGATTTCAGCCTGGAGCTCATAGCTCATAGCATTCGTCAACTCAGTGTCGATGTCAATACCGTTCATGTTTTTCAAGTCTTGCTCAAGCTCGACGCTCCAACGAGCAGCCAATCTACGAGTACCAGCCTCTACGGCGGTCTTCTCAAAACTTACAACCATTTGAGGGATCTTGGATGTTAGCTCATAGTTGGCAAGCAACTTAGCAACACCTTGGTCAAGACCTAACATCTCAAAGTCGGATGTAGAAGAAGACAGCGCGAGCGAAGAAGTACCAGTGAAGCGAGTGTCAACCAACTGGTATCCGGCTTCTTTTTCTGTGCTAACATGGGTGGCATCACCCGCTTGAGTAGCAGCAGCAAGAGAACCGTCAACACCAGCAGCAGTTGTTGCACCGAGTGCATCATCTTCGTACTTGTATCGCAATGCGAACGCTAAGCCAACCGGTCCACTCATAGGCTGAACACCAACTAATTCGTTAGTGATCAACTCAGGGAATGTACGGCGAATCATCGGAATGAGGATCTTAGGAAGACGTGCGTCGTTAGCAGCATAGTTGTCTCCATCAAAATGATGGGCAGTATTGTCAACGGCACCGCCGAAGACACTAGAACTATTGCCGCCAGCAGCGTTTGTAGCCTCGTTCATACACCATGCTTCTTGGTTTTCCAAGAGAATGGCAGTATTCAAACGAGTATGGTCGTCTTCGATTGCGCCTACGTTCTTAGAAGAATAGTCGAGCACAGGGCTCCACTTTTCCATAAGCGCTTTAGCGCGACTCTCATCGATATATGCTTGCGATGGTCTGATTTGTTTCATACGTGTATATAATTCCTTTCTTAGTCGTTTTTGGTAAGGGCCCGGTGGCCCATCAGGTCTCGCGACCTCAAAAAATTAGGTATGGGAAGTTTTAGTACTTACCAAGCTCGTTCATGTAACCGCCGAACGATTTGTCCCCTTCATTATGTTCAGCTGATTCCTCAACAACATTTACTGGTTCGATTACTGAATCGACAGCTCCTTGTGTTTGCTGAATAGCCTCTTCTTTGAGAACTTCTTCATTCTTTGTTGTTTCCTTATCGAACAAATCTAATGTGTACTCAAAATTCTCAGCAATAAACTCTGCGGTCTTATTACCTAGAACTTTTTGTATATATTTTTTCTTATGTTCAGGAAGATTTTCAGATAGAGTACTTAATGTGTTGTCAGCTTTAAGCGTATTAAGCTCAGATAACAACTTAGTATTTTCTACCGAAACCTCATCAAGCTTGTTTGTAGCTTCATCAATGCGTTTCTTACCATCAACAACGGCATCTTTAATTTCGTCTTTCGCTAATGCCATATCAACGGCGAGAATTTTACGAACTTCGGCGAGAACATTTTCTGACCGTTTGTTCTTGACAGCTTCTTCAAGCATGTCTTGTGGAAATTGTTTTTCTAGATAAAGGTCAAGATAGTTACTGACACTTTCAACAAGTCCGTCCTTAAAACAAGAGGCATCTTGGCCGGTCTCACCTTTGTACCGCTCGATAACCATCTTCAACTTCTGCGTATGGTTTGCAGTCACGGCTTCTACAATGCGGTCTAGTTTTTCAGTGTGGTCGGAGTCGATAGTTTCGAGGAGCTGGCCAACTTTGTCAGCGTGCTCTTCATCTTGCTTAGTAAGGGCAGCTTCAACTTGCAGGTCTGCTTTTTCGTTAACTGCAGCGTTAAAGGCTGTTTGGATCTCATCGAGAGCCTCATCCGATAAGATATCCTTAGTTCCTTCTTTTAGTGTTTCTTTAATATCCTTTGCCATGATTAAAAACCTATTTTCTTTGCGGCACCTTCGATACGTGATTTCATCTTATCTTCTAAAGATACCTGTAAATATTTATTAGCTTGAGCATAATTTTTTTCGGTCATATTCTTAATAAACCCCAAAATATCCCGTTCTCGCTTATCGTCGTTTTGTTTCATTATCTCTAAGATTATTTAGGCTTTCCCTTGAAGTTTGCTAATAAAGTCTAATACACTGTTTTTGAGATAATCCTCAACATCCTTCCGTGGAAGCTTTGACAGTGTGTTTTCGAAATCTTCATATAGCTCTTCAAACTTACCGTTCGAATCAATTATGTATTGCTTAGATTCTAAAATACCGTTAACGAAAGCGTTTGGATAAGACGGGTCTGCAACACAATCAACAGCAATAAGCTTCATATCCTGTACGGAATTAGCACCATTCTTACCTTCCATTGGTACCAATTTACCAAGAGCTCTTGATGATACGCCAACTTGAACGTTATCTTTAATAAGAGATTCGAGAATTCTTCCACATGGCGTTGAAAGAACCATTGATTTTCCAATAGCAACATTGCGATCCATATTTAATTCAGTAACAACATGACATGCTCTTTCTAAGTCGACTTCTGCCGATGTAGGATGATTTAGCTCACCCATAGCGCGCTTATTACCAATAAACTCCTTATTGTACCGCTCTACCTCGCGAGTCATCTCTTGAATGTCATAAACTCTACCGTTTTTGTTTACATCGCCGGCCATCATATACTCGCCAACAATCCACATACGCTTTTCGCTCTTGTCGCCCACATTCTTTTCTTCTACGACATATTCGACGTTATGCGAATGAGGTGTTTCAACTAATAATTTGTGTGCCATCAGTATTAATTATTTATTAAATTCGACTATAATTACTTTATGTTTAACTCGTTTTCAGTCAATACTATAAATTCCATGTTTTTCTTTTTTGCGAACTGAGCCGCGTACTTCCATTTAGCTTGATTTACAGCATATGCAACATGCTCATATATTACCGTGGATTTCTTTTTTCTGTTACTTTTTACTGGTGGTAGCGTTTGCTTA